GTGGAATTAAAGCGCCCACGGGTTGCGCTAGAATGACGATAAAAGCATCAGGATATCAGCCTCTTCCTTGTCCCGGTCGCGGATTGCCCGGTGCGATCTCACGCGGGCGGCCTGGCCTGGAGTCAACGCCGATTGTGTCCCGCGAACCATGAACGACGGTCGCCTTTCTACCTTTCGCAACGGCTTGGCCGGTTCGATCCTTGCACTCGCCGATACCGTTACGCGCTGGCCTGGTGCCGGAGCCTCTTGTCGTCCCTTCGTCTTGATCGCGTAGATCGGCGGATAGTACAACCATGCCCCACGCGGCCCGTTCAATACTCTCGGATTCGCTCCCGGCGTGAATCCTGCCACGGCCGCTTGAATCGGGGCCGGTAATGATTCTGCCACGGCTACCGTGAATATCTCGATTGCCTCCGCAGTGATCGTCTGCGTCGGCGCTGGCAACGATTCAACTATAATGCAATTGATTGCCGTCTGTAAAGTCGATGATTGGGATGGAGTCGGTAGAGTCTCCGCGACGGATACCGGCATGGACGTGCCAGCGGTCGCGTCCTGCGCCGGAGCGGGCATGGTCTGCGCTATGGATATCGAGAACGTCGCCACTCCGCCGGAGGCCGTGCGCGTGCCGTATGTCCAGACGGCATAGGCGATATTGTCGAGCGGTGAACCGTTGGATGCCGCGGGCACCTGTCCGTCAACTGTACGCGACGGGTACGCCCATACCGCGTCGGCGATCTCGGATACAGTCCAGATCATGCGGTCAGTGTCCTGCCAACCCGCGTCCACACGGCGGCGGCTATGTCTGCTGGATCATATGGATCATCGATATATCCGGTGATTTCAATATCAAGGTACGCCTGTTCGCTTGTCTCGATCTGCCCGAACCCTCCGCCGATGATAGCTATTCCCTGCCCCGGCCTGATTATAAGCGGCTGATCCTCGCCCGTATTCGCTCCCTTGCGGTCTCCCGGCCATATTTCGAACTCTGAACGGGATAGCATGGCCGGATCAAGCGTTACCGTTCCCGCTTCCTTGATGTACGGGCCTGCTCCAGACAAGCGCCGGAAGCTGTCGAACCGCTGTTGCTCGGCTACGGGTATCGGCAGGATAAAATAGCCCTGATAGTTCACGTCAACTCCGAGCGTAGAAACAGACGGCTTCAAGCGCATGGGGCCGCGCTTGGCTTCAATCTCAGTGATCGTATTCGCTGTATCGTGCGAGATTATCGTTACCACTTCGCCTATCTTGTCGTCGTGGAACTGCCCGCTTGCCACGCGAACGATGCGATAGCTCGGTATGTTTTCCTCGCCCATGTCCGGCAATGATACGATCATGACCTGCAATACCACGCCTGATCCTGCGCCGTTTATGAGCGCAAGAGAAGCCATGCCCTTCATGAGAGCCGATCCCACGTCACCGTCTCGGTACTTGTACGTCCGGCTTGTGCCTACGACGCGCACGGTCACGCCAAAGTGAAACGCCTGCGGGAGTCCGAACTCCCGGCGCGTAAGGCAGAATCCTTCTCCGGGGTTCAGCACCAAAGGTTCGGTATCCGTGTCTCCGTCGGCGTGCCATATATTGTGGCCTTCGCACGTTCGCCCGGTATGATCGTTCGCGTCACATATCCCGGGTGCCCGCATCATGGCTTGAAAACTGATCGCCTTGGTTATCGTCATCGAGCTGATAGCGTCACCAAAGCGCCTTAGCGTCCCGGTAACGGTCACGCTGTCGGGGTTCTCGTAAAGCTTTACTTGCGCTGGCAGGTCGGCAGCCGCCGTGTCGTGCTTGAACGGGGCTACCTCGTCGCCTCCCGATACCGCGCTGATGCGGTCAAGCGATATTATGCCCTGATTCCCGAGCACGTTTGAAACGTCTGGATTGATCGGGCGTATCATCGTGCGGATTTCGCATATGCGGATACTCTTGGCCGGGTCCACTGCGTTGTTGAAAATTGCCGCCATCCCGTCAGCGCCGATGTCAGAGTCACACCTCGGAAATACGGCGGTAAAGGATTTACGGCTCATATTAGCTCGCGGCGTCCGTGAAGGTGATTTCAAACTCCTGTGACGTGACCGCTCCGGCTCCTACGTTGAATATGTCTACGCCCTGCCCGGTGCGCCATACGATAGGCTCAAGGTTGGCGTCTCCGCCGGTCGGGAAGAAAACAATGCCGACAGGTATGAGCACTTCCCAGTTCGCTTGTGTAACGCCTGTAGTCGTCGCCTCTTCAAGTAACCACATGAAGCGCCGGAAGGTAGCCGTCGCTGTGGCGGTTCCACCGTGCACGCTGGTAATGCTTGTGAGCGCCGACGATCCGGTGTCATGCGCAACCGGAGCAACCGCGGTACCGGCAGACAGCGCCGACAGACGGCGTATCGACATGATAGACAGAGCCGCGGTAACGGCTACGGTATGAGTATTGAAAATGCAGAATCGGTATGCGCGCATTATCCGCGCCCCACCGTTCAGCAGTCCGAGCATCGACTTGCCGGACGCGAATGCTACGGTCGCCTGAGACACCCAAGTTGCTGCCATGATTAAACTCCTTGTGCGAAGATTTTTCTACCTTCGCTTTTGTAGGCGTCGAACAGTACCTTATCGCCCGCGCCGATGATGTTTTGAGTAACCTTGAACGCTCCAAGCGCCGCTATCGTGCGCTGGCATTCATCCTTAACCGCTCCGATCGGTAGCGTGTGATACCGGTCTTTCTGTACCTTGAGCGTGTATTCTGTGCACCGGAGCATTTCGCCCGATGTAAGAGCAACCTCGGTATCAATGATCCAGCCTTTATCGTCGCCGCCCCACCACATGCGCGGCTGGTTCATCCGAGCGACTCCTGATGCGTGAATCCGGTACAGGTTATTTCACCGCCTATCGTGATCGACGTATTCGGCATTTCAAGGTCGAACCCTCCGCCGGTGACGCCGCATGTACCGTCACCCATCGCCGTGATGCCGTCCGCCTTGAAGAGCCGGTAGAACTGGGCAATGCCGGTATTGTCGGCACTCGCGTCTTTGGTGATCGAGTTGGCGGTTATCAATCCAGCAACGGCGGCCCCAAATGCCGGGTTACCGAACGTCAATTCCCCGAGCAACGTCTGCGCCCCGATAGCCGTGTTCGCGGTCGCTGGCTTGGCTCCGTTGTAGATGCGAATGATACCTGCGTTCATAGCCGTGGCGAAGGCGTTAGCCTTCACGTTGGCCGCTTCGGTCGCTACCTTGATTTCATGCGCCATTGCGTCCACCCTTCACGATCTCGGCGGCCATCATTTCACCGTCCGGCCCGCGCTCGATCTTGTGTATCCGCGTCGTCTGTTCCCCGTCGTTGTGGATATGGACGGTAATCGGCGGGATTTTCGGCGCGGCCTCGTTTACGGCCATGTGCTGTTCCATCGTCCGCATTTTCTCCTGCATGTCCATGGCCAGCCGCGTGCTGTCGGTCTCCGTCTTGCCCAGTGCGGCGACGGCCTGCGCTTCCTTGAGCTTTATGTTCGCCTCGGTCTCAAGGGTCTGCGCCTTTTTCAATTCCACATTGGCGACAGTCTCAAGCACTTCCGTCCGCGCCTTGGTCGCTTTGGCCTGCGCTTCTTCTGCCATCGCTTCTAGCGCCTGATCCTGCGGAGTCTTTTCCCCGGCCTTCGCCTGAAGTAGCTGCGCCTCTTCCTCTGTCGGTTCGACCGCTCCCATGTTGACGAGCTTCTTTCGGAAGTAATCGCGTACCTCGCCGATGCCCTCGCCGGTCATGTTCATGATCGCCATTGCCTGCAATACCTGCATGGTCTCGGGATCGTTCGCCGATACCTGCATGAGCCCGATGAGCGAGCGGACGGTAGCCTCGCGGCGGGATGCGCTCGACGGGCCAACGTCAACAGCAACGTCGAAGCTGGCGCGGGACAGGTCGTTTTCATACACGACGGCCCCGGACTCGTCCGCGTTCGGGCGCATCAGCTCGACCTTGCCGGTATCGTCTGCGGGTGATAGCGTTTTCATCGTCCGGCCGGACTCAACGTAGACATCTTTGGCCATCGATAGCCATATCTCACCGACGCGGCGCACGGCCTTGGCAAAGTTGGAAACGTAGATGAACGTCTGCATGTCCATCCGCGTCTGGATCATCTCGACGGCTTTCCCGGAGATGTTCGATACCATCTTATCCGCTTCGCCCTGATTGCCTAGAATCGACTGCATATCGGCTTCGGTAAGCTGCAAGAGCGCGGCCATGGCTGGCGGTATCTGCGGCGGCTGTGTGTACGCGAGCGGCCCGGCGGGCATCGGGTTCCCGCTTGCGTCGGTTATGGCGTTGGCAAGAAGGTACGGATAATTCTTGAGATTGTCCTCGCTCCACATGACCGAGTGTCCGGCCATCTGTTCAGGCGTGAATATCGGTTTCTGGATGGACGAGAGCGCGGACAATTCGCCGAGCTTTGACAGCTGCATATTCTTCAGTCGCTGGGCATCCTTGGCAAGCCTGACGTGTCCCATGCATCGCTCGATATTGTCTACGAACCAACGCTTGCCGTACACGGGCACGACGGGGATACACTTTCCGGCTATAAGCCCGCAATCCTCAAGTATCGAGTTGCCGGACAATACATACTTGTGCACGCGCTTTGCCTTAACCTTCTTGCGTCGAGTCTCTTTGTACCCGGTCGCCTCAAGCTCTGCTAAAAGCTCTTCCTCTTCGTCAAGCTCAGACTGCCGATGCTTTACCTCATCGCCGGTCGCAACGCTGGTAAACGTAACGGAGTAATCCGACTCTTCGTCTATCTCGTAATACTCCGCGACGAATACCATGTCAGGCGTATACCAGTCGAACTCAACCTGCTCTATTTCCTTTCCGATTGACGACGGACTTTCGTTGTACATTTCTTCGTACGCTTCTGGAGTCATCGAGTACAAAACGAAACAGCATTTCGCGTCTGCTTTGTCCTGGCGCTTGGCGTCCAGGTCGAAGAATACTGAACTGTCCGCGTCGTATATCGGCTCTATCTTGATCCTCTGGCGCTCGTCGTCGGGGTCCTCGTCATCCTCGTACACGGTGCGCAGCCGGAGCGCCCCGAATCCTCCGCCCACCGCTTCCTCGAAGGCGTTGTCATAGGCTTCCTCGGCTCCGCTGTCGTGCTCGTCTGCACGGAAGAGGCCGTTGCAGGCGTCGGACAGCTTGTCATCCTTTGTCCCATCCTTTGGCACAAAATCGACCGTTATACGATTATTACGGTACTCATTGATGATGCGGATAACAGCGAGGTGGACCTTGTTGACCTCGAACTTCGGCTTGTGCTCGAACTGTTCGCCGAGTGCGCCTTCCCATTGTGCGCCGGCCAGCGAATAGAAACGGCGATCCTGCAAGCACTGAAGGCGCTCGTCTTTTAGCGCCGACTGTATGCGGTCGAACTCGGTTATAGCGCGGTAGTGGACCTTCGCCAGCCTCTCGTCAGTTGTAGGTCTAGCCATTGGATGCCTCCTTGGGCCCAACCGTCTTTGTCGGCTTGAATATCCCCTTTACCGCTGCCTTCACAAGCCTGATTCGCCGTGATAATTCAGACTCCGCAAGCCCCATCTTGATCGCCAGCCGCTTGGCCTGCTTGACGGTCGCCTGTGAGTACATGTCCTTGGTGATCTTGTATAGCATCTCGTTGGACAGGCGGGCAAGCGATGCGGTATCGAGGCGGTCATGGCGCGGCACATTGAAGTCGTGGCACATGACCTTGTACGAGTGTATCAAGACGGCCCGGTCGCGTGCTGATTTATGGCCTTTGTTGTGTACGTTCATGCAAGATCCTTTTTAGCTTCCATCTCATGCTCGATAGCGGATTTTAACTCTTCAAGGTCCGGCAATTCATACCGTCGAGCGAATGCCTCGGCCAGCCCGCTCCATGTCCAGTCCGTCTCGTCGTTCAGGTT